CATGTTCTCCGGCCTGATCGGCGAAGCGGCCCGCGCAAGCGACGCGACGCAGAAGTTCGTCTCGACCATGAACTTCGCCGGGCTCGATACCTCGGCGATCACAAAGGCCAAGGAAGAGGCCAAGGGTTACGCGGATCAGACGGTCTACGACCTGCCCACAATCCAGAACATGATCGCCCAGCTTGCCTCGAACGGCGTCGCCGATTACACCGGCTTGACGAAGGCCGCGGGCAACCTGAACGCCGTCGCTGGCGGCAACGCGGAAACCTTCAAGAGCGTCGCTATGGTCATGACGCAGACCGCGGGCGCTGGCAAGCTGACGACCGAAAACTGGAATCAGCTTGCGGACGCGATCCCCGGCGCCTCCGGCCCCCTCCAGAAGGCCATGAAGGATAACGGCGCCTTTACCGGCAACTTCCGCGACGCAATGGCCGCGGGCGAGATCACTTCCGAAGAGTTCAACGCCGCGCTTATGAAGCTCGGCATGGACCCGATCGCCGTCGAGGCCGCGAAGTCCGTCGAGACTTTCGAGGGCTCGATCGGCAACCTTCAGGCGACGATCAACTCCGGCCTCATGGCCGCGCTCGACACGCTGAAGCCCGCGATCACCGGGACGATCAACTTCCTCGCCAAGGGCCTCGGTGCCTCCTTCGACTGGATCGGTAACGCCTTCAACGGCCTAAAGGATCTCTTCACCAAGGGAGACTTTACCGGGGCTCTCGCCTCTGCCTTCCACGTAGAGGAAGATTCTGGCTTTGTCAACTTCCTCTTCAACGCCCGGCAGTCGGTCCTCGACTTCGTCGGCGGCTTCAAGTCCGCGGGCGACGTAGTCGGGAGCACGGTCGCTATCATGACCGGCCCGTTCGCCGCCTTCGGCAACGAGGTCGGCTGGATCGTCAAGGACATTCAGGGCAAGTGGGCGGCATTCAAGGCAGGCTTCGCCCTGACCGGCGAGACTGGCCTCGCCTTCGGCGGGATCATCGGCGGCGCCGTCGAAATGGGCGCCAAGGTCCGAGCGGCCTTCGACACCGCTGGCGGCGGCTTCCGCGCCTTCGTCGAGTCCTTCAAGGCTGGCGACGGCGATATTACCTCCTCCGGCTTCGCTGGCTTCATGGAGTCCCTCGGCGGCACCCTCCGGCAGATCTGGGACACGGCAGGTCCGAGCATTGTGAACCTCTTCACGACGCTCGGCACGGCTCTCGCCCCGCTGATCCCGGCAGTTATCGGGCTGTGGCAGAACCTCTCCCCGCTGAACCTGATCTTTCAGTCGCTCGCTCCCTTCCTGCCGACCCTCGTCGGCCTCCTCGGGAGCCTTGCGTCGACGATCGCCGGGGCACTGGGAGGCGCGATCGTGGCAATCATGCCCGCGCTCAACGTCCTCTCTCAGACCCTCGTCGGGGCGCTCGGGTCTATCCTCCCGTCGATCATCCCCGCCGTCGTCACTATGGTCGGAATGCTCGGGCAGACCTTCGCCTCGCTCATGCCGATCGTCGTCCCGCTGATCTCGACAATCGCTGGCTTCGCCGCGACGCTGATCTCTCAGCTTGCTCCGATCCTGACGAACCTCTTCACGTCGGTCATGCCGATCGTCGTCTCCGCCTTCGGATCGCTCCTTAGCGCGGTGGGCCCGGTCATTCAGATCGTCGCTGGCGCCTTGATCCCGATTATCTCGTCCCTCCTGCCCGTCGTCGTGACGGTCTTCTCGGTCGTGGCTGACGTGGTCAAGAACGCTATGCAGATCGTGCAAGGGATCATTCAGGTCGTCACCGGCATTATCTCGGGCAACTGGTCGCAAGTCTGGAGCGGCATCCTCAACATTGTTGGGGGCATCTGGAACACGATCGGCTCGCTGATCTCCGGCGCGATCCGCGTCGTGGCCTCCGTGATCTCCGGCGTGCTCGGCTCGATCGCCGGAGTCTGGAACTCGATCTGGGGCGGCATTGCTGGCTTCCTCGGCGGGATCTGGGGGCAGATCACCGGAGCCGTCTCGGGCGGCATCAACGGCGTTATCGGCTTCTTCGGTGGGCTCCTCGGGAGGATCACCGGGGCGATCGGCAACGCCGCGGGCGCACTCTACGGGATCGGTCAGAACATCATTCAGGGCCTCGTGAACGGCATCGGCTCCATGATGGGCGCTATCGGCTCGGCGATCCTCTCGCTCGTGCCCGGCCCGATCGTGGGCGTCTTCAAGGATCTCCTCGGTATTCACTCCCCCTCCCGCGTCTTCCGCGGCTTCGGCGTGAACATCGGCGAAGGTCTGATCCTCGGTATTCAGGATATGCACGCCGACGTTGAGCGCTCCATTGCCGACCTCGCTGGCATCCCTGCCGGGGCAGTTATCGCCGCTCCTGACATTCAGGGCGGCGGGCTGACTGGCGCTGTAACCGCCGCAACGCTGGCCTCCGGTACGACCGGCCCGGCGATCGTTCAGGAAAACCACTTCAACACTCCTATGTCGGAAGAGTCCTACGCGGAACTTGCGGCTAGGAAGCTACTACGGGCAGGAGTTGGGCGCTAATGGCTCTCGATACATTCACCACCACGGCGGCGTCCCTGACGCTGACGACCGGCGAAATGCTGGAGCTCCAGCCGGGAACCAACCAAGTGCTGACCCTCCTCGACGGCTGGTATTCCCCCGCTGGCACGCGCCGGGAAGGAACCGCTCGCCTTTGGGCGCACGGCACCTTCTCGGAGCGTGGCTGGCGCGATCAGCGAGTGGTCACTCTCGGCGGGCATATCTTCACCGCCACACGCTCCGAAGCCGCCGCCATGACTGACAATCTGGCGGCGGCTCTCGCCGACGGCACGGCGGGCAAGTTCATTGTGAACGACTCCGACCTCGGCTACCGCGAGGCCGAGGTCTTTATCACCGGCACCCCGTCGGTCAACTGGAACGGCGGCGTCGACATATTCTTCATGATCGACATGGTCGCTCCTGATCCGCGCAAGTACGGCGACCTCCTGACCATCACGGCAGGGGCGGCGGCACCGGGCGGCGGCATGGTCTTCGACCTCTTCACCCCCGACGGCGTCCTCGACTTCGGCGGTGCTGGCGAACCGGGCACCGTGACGCTCGACAACTCCGGCACAGCCGACACGGCCCCGATCTTCACCGTCACCGGGTACGCGCCCGGCTTCACGATCACGAACACGGCAACCGGCGAGCGGCTGATCTACTCCGAAACGATCGCCAGCGGGCAGAGCATCACGCTAAACGCCGCTGACGGCTCCGTGCTCCTCGACGGCTACGCCGACCGCTCGGCGTACCTGATCCGGCGCGAGTGGACCACGATCGCCCCCCGTGGTCGCGCAACGTACCTTTTCGAGTCCCCCGGCAACTCCGGGGCGACGCTGACCCTTGGAATGAGGCCCGCATGGTGGTAGAGCGCGTCGGCTATCAAGCCTTCCTTTGCAACACAGTGACAGGCAAGATAACGACGTTCTTCCCGCCGTCCAAAGTCGCGTGGGGGATGCGTCTAAACGGCCCCGGTCAGATTCAGGCGTCGGTCAAGGTCGACGCCGAGGAGCTCCGGAACATCGACCTCCGCATGGCGAGCATGGCCCTCCGGCAGAGCCTCGGGATCGCCTACGACGGGCAGATTCTCGAATGCGGCCCTATCTGGACTCAGGACTACGACGCCGAGAGGGAAGAGCTCGCGCTCACCGCCTCCGGCATCTGGTCCGTCCTCGATATGCGCAAGGCCCTGAAGGGGCTCGCCCCCGGCCCCGCTCACGACGCGCCCGAGTGGCACACCGGCTACGCCGCTAACGGCTGGCTTCAGCCGACGGCGTCGAGCATCACCCTCTCCGGCCTCACGCTCGGCTCGATCGCCCGCGAGCTCGTCCGGATCTCGATCGAGGACAACCCGTTTACACGCCCCGACGGCTCGAACGCCGGAGCGCTGAACATTGTCCTCCCCGACGAGATCGCCGGGCCGCACACGAAGACCTACAACGGCTTCGACCTCGGCTCTATCGGCGCCCGCCTCCGCGAGCTCACCGAGCTCCAGAACGGCCCCGACATACGCCTCCGGCCCCGCTTCAAGGGCGACGATCCGACCGTCGTCGAGTGGGCGCTCGAAACCGGCACCGAGGAGCAACCTCTCCTCGTCCAGAACGGCCCCGACTGGCTCTGGGATACCGCCGTCCAGAGGTCCGGCGTCGTCAAGCTCGGCGTCAAGCGCGACGCGACCGGCATGGCCGCTCGTGCTTGGGTTCCCGGCAACGGGCAGGAGCGGAACATGCTTGTCGCGTGGCAGACCGACACGTCGCTGATCGACGCCGGGTTCCCTTGGACCGAGGCCGACATTGCCGCGAAGGAGATCGAGGATCAGACGCTCCTCAACTCGCTCGCCGACCGCGTCCTCACTGACTCGCTGGCCCCTTGGGATCAGTGGAGCCTTCAGGTCCGCGCCGATCAGGCCCCGCGCCTCGGTCAGTACCTTCCCGGCGAGTGGGCCCAGATCAACGTCGGGCCCGGCCACCCAATGATCGAGCCCGGCCTCTACCGCGTCCGCGTAATGGCGGTCGACGGCGACCACACCGAAACAGTCAAGCTCACAGTCGCGCCTATGCAAGGGAGGCTCTAGATGGAAATAGACGGTATCCCCCGTCGAGCGGTCGAATCTGACCCGCTCGCCGCCCTCATGGGCAAAATCACGAAGCTGGAGAACCAAGTCGCCTCTCTGGAGCGCGGCGCTACCTTGCGTAACGCCTCGATCTCGGGAGGCGACGGCCTCCGCGTGCTCGACGGCGCTGGCGAAACCCGCGTCTCGATCAACACCACCGACGGCGCCGTGGTCGCCTACAACGGCTCAGGCGACCCGGTCGCCCGGTTCGGCCCGCTGGCGAACTCCAACCCCGGCAACTACGGCGTAGAGATCCTCTACAACGGCGGCTGGGTCCAAGTAGGCGCTGGAAACGTCGACTGGGGCAACATATCCGGCAAGCCCGCCAGCTACCCGCCGAACGCCCACACACACGGCGGCGGCGACATTGTCTCAGCCGTGGCGAACGCGAACAACGCGACCAACGCCGGAACCGCGAGCAACGCAAACAACGCGATCGGCTCCTCTCAGGCGTACAACAACAACGTCGGCGGCACGAGCTTTTACGCTGTCTGGGTCGGTAACAACGCCGGAAACACGCTAGGCCGGAATACCTCCTCGGCCAAGTACAAGCACAACATCAGGCGGCACGACACCGGCCCCGAAGGCGTCCTCGCCCTTCAGCCGGTGGTCTACGACCGCAACGACGAGCTCGACTACCCCGAAGATCCCGAAACCGGCGAGCGGCTGATCGGCCCGCCTAACCTGATCCGCGGCGGCAAGGGCGAGTACGGCCTGATCGCCGAGCAGGTCGCCGGGCACGTCCCCGAGATCATCCAGTGGTACGACGGCGAGATCGACGGTATCCGGTACGACCTCCTCGCGGTCGCCCTCCTCGACGTTGTCAAGGATCAGAACGCCCGCCTAGCGGCGCTGGAGTCCAGCTTCAACAAGCGGCTCCCTACCTACACCCCGCCGACGCGCTCCGGCCTCACTAATCACCGCAAGGCGTCCGCCGCTCCTGAAATCGAGCCGACCCCGACGCCTTACGAAATCCTGCCTCCCGAAGGAGTAACCGAATGACCGCTAACCGTGGCCTCTTTGTCCGTAACAACGGCACCGTCGGCACGACCCCTATCGAAGGGCGCCTCGTGCTGGCCGAGCTCGTCGCCGAGAACGCTCCCGGCGTCCCTCGTCAGGGGCTCCTCGATCAGGTAGCGACGACCGTCGTCACCGGCACCGCCTCAACGTCGCCTATGTCCTACGACATTGCCGCTTGCACTCCGGTCCTCAACCGGGCAACCAACGAGGGCGTTTACATCATGACGCTCACCGGCAACACCAACGTAACGACCACGGCGGCACCGGCAACCGGCTCCCGTTACGACCTGATCTACGTCAAGCAGAACGACGTGGACAAGGGCGACGCGAACAACCTCCCCGTCGCCGCCGTCCTTCAGGGCACCCCCGCCGCTGGCACCCCGACGAAGCCCTACGCAAGCCTCCCGTCAGGCGCCTACGTCCTTGCTGAGGCCCTCGTGAGCGCCGGAGCGACCGCTACCAACGGCGCTCAGGTCACGATCACTCAGGCATGGAACTACACGGCGTTCCGAGGGCAACCGATCCCCGTCCGGACGGCGATCGAGCGCGACGGCATCACGACTCCTCAGCTTGGGATGCAAGCCCTCCGGCTGGATCAGAACCGCCGTATCGAGGAATGGAACGGCACGGCTTGGGTCTTGCCCCCGGCCCCGCTCGGCATGGTTGCTAACGTCCGTATTCAGTCGAACTCCGGCGCGATCAGCGGCACGACCTCCGTAGTAACGAACATTGCGAGCTACGACTTCAAGGCTGGCCGTCGCTACCGGATCTCGTGGAGCTCGAACTACTACACGTCCGATACGTCCTCGACCTTCGCTATGGGCGTCTCCACTTGCTCCCCGTCCGATCCGGCCGCTCAGACGACCGGCATGACTCAGCTTGGCTCTATCTCCGAGCGTCCGAACGCCGCGCTTGAAGGTCGTAACTTCAAGGTGATCGCCTACTACTTCCCGAGCTCGGACATTACCCGCCAGATCAAGGGCTGGGTTCTCCGAGTTGTGGGCGGCGGCTCGCTGACCGTTCAGGCCGACGCGACGAACTTCAACGACCTCATCATCGAAGACCTCGGCGACGCCTACTAATCCCTCGCGTAGGGCGTCTTTCACCGGACGCCCTACGCCCCTAACCCTTCGACCGAAAGGCCGTTTACACGCATGACCACAAAACCGACGCGCTGGCTTGCGAGCCGCCTCGGGAGACGTGGCGCGGCGCTCGCCGTCCTCGGTGTGCTCTTCCTGCTTATCGGCTTTCAAGCGGGCGTCACTCCCGCGGCCACCGAGCTAGGCCCCCGTTTCCTCCTTCACACCATGCTCCCCGCGCCGATCGAGGCGCTCCTCTGGGTCGTGCCCGGCTCCCTCGCGCTGTGGGCATCGGTCCACAAGGGCCCCGGCCCCGACGGCTTCGGCTTCAACGCCCTCGTCGTCCCCGTAATCCTTCAGATCGTCTCCTACCTGATCTCCTTTATCGCCTTCCTGACCGGCGCCTCGACGTGGCCTTACGCCCTCGCTACAGCGCTGATCTGGCTCGCCGTGCTCGCCCTTGTGCTGATTATCGCGGGATGGGCGGAGGTTCCGACCGGCTACCGGCCCCGACGCGGCTGGAGGCATCCTCGTGACTGAAGCACTCCTCGGCTTCCTCGGCGTCCTCGCTGGCGGCATCCTGACCTACCTCGGCGTCAAGTTCACCGCCAAGCAGAACGCCCGCGCCGCTCAGGACGCGACCCTCGTCTCGAACCGGCAGGTCGACATTACCGAATGGCAGACACTCGTCGGGGCTCTCCGCGACGAAGTGAACCGCCTCGCCGGGCGTGTGGATGCTCTGGAGCAGAAGCGCGAGGACGACCGCGACTACATCGAGACGCTTGAAGCCAAAGACCGGGCGCATGAAGCCCGCTACCGCACGCTCGTCCGCTACACCCGAGCCCTTATCGAATGGGCCCGCCGAGTAGAGGCGCCGCCCGAGAACCCGCCTCCCACCTTCCCGGAGGCACTCCGCGAAGACCTCGCACCCTAACCCGAAAGGAAACCACGCACTCATGCTTACTTCAGTCCTCAACGCCGCCC